TGGACGGATTCGTCAATGACGTATCGGTGGAGAAGTTCCTTAACCGTGAGGTCACTCACCAAGGCGACTATACTCTCGCACCGACTGGTTCTAAGTTCTCTAAGGAGAAACAAGGTATCGTCCCCAACATCATTAAACAGTATTATGATGAACGTAAGATTATCAAGAAACAAATGTTGGAATCGAAACAAGAGTTCGAGAAGAACCCGACCAAGGAACTGACCAACAAGATTGCCCAGTTAGACAACCAACAGATGTCGATCAAGATTCTTATGAACTCCCTGTACGGTGCGCTAGGTAATCGGTGGTTCCGTTACTTCGATCAACGAGTGGCAGAGTCTATCACCATGGCTGGTCAGTTGTCTATCAAGTGGGCAGAACGTGCGGTTAACGATGAGATGCAGAAACTTCTCAAGACCGACAAAGATTATGTGATTGCGATGGACACTGACTCGGTCTACATCAAGATGGTTGATCTGGTTGACCAGTTCAAACCCAAAGACCCAGTCAAGTTCCTAGACAAGATCTGTCACGAACACTTCGAGAAAGTTCTGCGTGAATCATATGCGGAACTGGCAGAGACTACCAATGCGTATGAGAATCGCATGGAGATGGAACGTGAGGTGATTGCAGATCGTGGTATCTGGGTCGCCAAGAAACGTTACATTCTAAACGTACATAACAACGAGGGTGTCCAGTACGCAGAACCCAAACTCAAGATGATGGGTATCGAGGCGGTCAAGTCTAGTACTCCACAGGTTGTGCGTGAACGGTTCAAAGAAGTCTTCGGTGTGATTGTTAACGGTACTGAGACAGAGACACAACAATATATCTCTGACTTCAAGTCGGAGTTCAAGAAGATGCCTCCCGAAGATATCTCGTTTCCACGTGGGGTCTCGGACGTGGTCAAGTGGTCGGATAAGAAAACTGTCTACACCAAAGGCACACCAATCCACGTGCGTGGTGCGTTGATGTATAACGATGCGGTAGTTAGTAAAGGTCTAAGTAAAAGGTACGAACTAATCAAGAATGGATCGAAAGTCAAGTTTGTTTACCTAAAGATGCCTAACCATCTACGTGAAAACGTGATCTCGTATCCACTCAACCTACCCAAGGAATTGGATCTGCATCAATATGTGGATTATGACAAAATGTTTAACAAAACCTTCCTTGATCCATTGACTCCGATTCTGGATGCAGTTGGATGGGAAGATGAACCCAAAGCCAGTCTCGAAGATTTCTTTGGTTAGGGGGTTGACAATCTTATCTGATTATGGTATAATAGACCACATGTATCAATTAACTATATTTAAAAATCAGTTTGACAACAAGACTCATAGAACAGTCTCCGTTGATACATGGGAGCAATTCAATGATCTGTTGTTCGGACTGTCTAAACAAAAAGGTGAGAAAGGTGGAAATAACTCTAGTCCTCTTATTACTCCTGCTATGTTTCAGGAAGATACTACACGTAGTAATAAATCTGTTACTCATTGGGGCAATTGGTGTGCTGTTGATGTTGATGACTATGAATTTCGTGATAACACTTTAGAGGGTATAAAAGATGAGTTGGTTAATCGGTTTGGTGGTTGGAGTTTTATTTGTTACAGTACTGCTAGTTCATCGATTGATCAACCGAAGTTCAGACTTGTATTCGATCTTGATGACTCTGTACCGCAAGATAGAATCAAACACTTTTGGTACGCACTCAATAAAGAACTTGGAGAGATCGGAGATCCACAAACTAAAGATCTCGCTCGAATGTATTACGTGCCTGCGGACTATCCTAACGCAAATAACTTTTACTTTAGTCATACTGGCAATCCTATTAATTGTGACGAACTTATGGCCCGACATAAGTATGAGGTTAAGTCTGGGAACAACTTCCTAGATAGATTACCCGAAGAGTTACAGAAGGCAGTAATCGAACATCGCAAGAAACAGATGGACAATACCAACTACAGTTGGTCAAGTTATCATGATTGTCCGTTCTTCCCTAAACGACTAGGAATAGAATATCGTACCATTACTGGTACAGGTTGGTATCATAAGATGTATCAGATCATGGTTGCGATAGCTGGCCACGCTATAAGTAAAGGGTATCCAATAACTGCACAACAGATCGCAGAGATGTGTAAACAGTTTGATGCCGAAACTGGTAACTGGTATGAGAATAGACCACTGACAAAAGAAGCGGACAGAGCATTGGAATACGTATATAGAAACGGATAATATAGGACAGTAATATGAAAATTTTAATAACAGGGGCGGCTGGATTTATCGGTTCGCAATTAATGAACAGACTAAGATCCAAGGGCGCAACCGTACTTGGAATAGATAACTACAACGATCATTTGTATGATCCACAGTTAAAGATCGATCGTACTCAACACTTTGAATTAGATATCAAGGTATGTGATCTAAGAGACTACAATGTCACAAAGGCAATCTTTGATGCATTCCAACCAGAACAGGTCATTCACTTAGCGGCTCACGCCAACGTTCGTGATTCGTTTGGTAAGGAAAGAGACTACCACTCTAACAACATTGATGGAACACAGAACCTTATTGAGATATGTAAGGGTAGAGATGTTCGTGTGATTTACGCAACAACGTCATCTGTATATGGTGACACTCCAGTTCCAGAAAATGGATGGACAGAAGATCTGGTAACTGCAAAACAACGTAACGCATATGCGTACACAAAATATATCAACGAGATACAGTTTGCCATATCTGGCGTTCAGAATGTCGGTCTCCGTTTCTTCACTGTCTATGGCCCTTGGGGACGACCAGATATGGCACTGTTTCAATTTACAAAGAAAATGCTTGCCAATGAACGCATAGACGTGTATAATTATGGGGATATGAAGAGGGATTTCACTTACGTGGAAGACATCCTCGATGGAATCGAGATTATCCTACAGGATAGTTCTATTGAGTCGAATGAAATCTTTAATATAGGTCGTGGTCAACAAGTAGAGTTGATGGACTTTGTGAAGGCAATCGAGAAGAATGCGTGTGACACTTGTTGCGGTGAGGAGGCAGATATTAATCTTGCACCTAGACATCCAGCAGACACACTAGAGACTTGGAGTAATACAGAAAAACTTCAAGCGCTCGGTTACTCACCGAAAATGGACATCCAAGAAGGTGTCGATAATTTTTATAAATGGTATGTGGAGTATCACGATGGCAGATGATTTTGACAAGTACCTACCCAAAGGTCATAAACGAAGTGCGACAGAAGTTCCTGTAAATGAAAAGGAACGTCCTGTCGGGCCAGGCAATCCATTCCGACTAGGTATTGTTGGACATGGGTTTGTGGGTAGTGCTGTTGATTATGCATTCACCAATCCGTTGGTGGAGAAGAAGATCATAGATCCTAAGATAGGGACTACGATCGATGACTTGTTGGACTATGATGCACATTGCGTTTTCGTATGTGCGCCTACTCCAATGAGTGAGAATCATACGGTTGATGCTAGTATCGTAGAAGATGCAGTACTCAAACTTATGAGACATACCGAATCTCTTGTTGTTGTCAAATCAACAATTACGCCAGATGTAATCGATCGACTATACCATAGTATGACCGATGCACAGTCAGAGAGATTCGTATACAATCCAGAGTTCCTTACAGAGAAATCTGCACAGGAACAATTCGTAGATGCCAAGTTTCACGTAGTAGGTGGTTTTGATAACGCTACTGCGGAACTAGAACAGATCTATGATATCTTCTCATTGTGTTCTACACGTGAGTTCTATCGTATGTCTGCTCATGAGGCATCATTTGTGAAATATGGAATCAATACATATCTTGCAACCAAGGTAACGTTCTTCAATCAGTTCTATGATCTGGTGAATAACTATCAGTGTAGTTACAATATAATTACACGTGCTATGGGTGCAGATAGTAGAGTCGGAATTGGGCATACACGAGTGCCTGGCTATGACGGTAAACGTGGTTTTGGGGGTGCGTGTTTCCCTAAAGACATCGCCGCCTTCTTGAAGTTTTCTGAAGGTGTTGGTAGTGAGATTGAGATGGTTAAAGAAGTTATCCGTATCAATAACAACTATCGTAAAGACTACGAAAAAGATGATCGTGAAAAAGTTAACAATATAACATTTGGAGAATAGTATGAGTGTAATGGATAAATTGAGAAAACAGTCTAAGATTAAAGAGACTGCGGTACTCCAAGATAGTAAGTTCTTTCAAGAGGTAGACATGGTTCCGACCGATGTGCCTATGATTAATGTGGCACTGTCTGGTTCAACTGAGGGTGGTGTGACGCCTGGCTTAACTGTATTAGCAGGGCCAAGTAAACACTTTAAAACATCGTTTGCGTTATTGATGGCAGGTGCTTATCTTGAAAAGAAGAAAGATTCAGTCATGTTATTCTACGATTCAGAGTTTGGTTCACCGCAATCATACTTCGAACAGTTCGGTATTCCAACTGACCGTGTTCTACATTGTCCGATCAAGGATGTAGAAGAACTCAAGTTTGATCTGATCAATCAGTTGGAAGCACTGGATGCCAAGGACGATGTAATTATCGTAATCGATTCTGTCGGTAACCTTGCATCTAAGAAAGAACTGGAAGATGCGATCAACGAGAAATCAGTTGCGGATATGTCACGTGCAAAGGCGTTCAAGTCTCTGTTCCGTATGACTACACCGTATCTGAATATGAAGAAGATCCCAATGATTGCGATCAACCATACGTACAAAGAGATCGGTCTGTTTCCTAAAGACGTGGTTTCAGGTGGTACTGGTATTTACTACAGTGCAGATAACATCTGGATCATTGGTCGTAGACAGAACAAGACTGGTACTGAAGTGACTGGTTATGACTTTGTGATTAAGGTAGACAAGTCACGTTATGTGAAAGAACAATCCAAGATTCCAATCAGTGTATCGTGGGACGGTGGTGTTGAGAAATACTCTGGACTACTGGACGTTGCATTGGCTGGTGGATATGTTGTCAAACCATCCAACGGTTGGTACTCACGGAATGGTGAAGAGAAAAAGTATCGTGCAAAAGAATGTCTGGAAAGATCTTTCTGGGAACCAATCTTTGCGACTACCGACTTCAAAGACTTCTTAAAGAAACAATTCCAAATAGGGTTGCCATCTGAGGTAGAATTTGATATAATGGTCGAAGGCGATGCGTGATATAGATATTGATAAAATTAGTGAGGGGATTGACTATGAGTTAGTCCCCGCTAACGCTGACAACGAACAGGCATGGGATGTACGTATCCTTACTGGTGATTTCGTAGAGTCAGTTATTCGTTATGGTAATGTAAGTTTTGACGGTGCAGATAAATGTTTGAAGTTCAACTTCAGAATTATGTCTTCACCCGATCCAGAACTCAGTACCACATTTGTTCCGTTACAGGAACACGCAGCTGACATCCTTGAGGATATTTTAGAGCGGTCATATGCTCAAGGTACATTAACTACTGCTGAGATGGATGATACTTATGGAGATAAATTTAGAACAAACGATTCTTCGGAATCTACTGACTAACGATCAGTACATGAGAAAGGTTGCGGCCTTTCTCGAACCCGATTACTTCGAAGGAGTATATAAGGGACTATTCAAAGAGTTGACTTTGTTCATCGCAAAGTACAACAAACTTCCTACAATGGAAGCATTCAAGATTGAGGTGGATCAAGGCGATAGATTGAACGATGAAATATATCGTCACGCCATGGAAATCCTACCTAACATATTTGATAAGAAGGAAGAGAACCTAGACTGGTTGATCGATACTACTGAGAAGTGGTGTCAGGATCGTGCCGTCTATAATGCAGTGATGGAGTCTATTACCATCATTGACGGTAAACACAAAGAGTTATCCAAGAATGCGATCCCCGATGTTCTGAGTAAGGCACTGGGTGTTTCTTTTGATACCAACGTAGGTCACGATTACTTAGAAAATGTTGAGGAACGTTTTGCGTTCTATCATGAACAAGAAGAACGTCTACCGTTTGACCTAGAATATTTCAATGCGATCACCAAAGGTGGTTTACCTAATAAGACATTGAACATTGCCCTTGCTGGTACTGGTGTTGGTAAATCATTGTACATGTGTCACGTGGCGGGAGCTGCTCTATCCGCTGGTAAGAATGCATTGTACATTACTATGGAAATGGCAGAAGAAAGAATCGCAGAACGTATTGATGCGAACTTGATGGACGTGGCGATTGATCAGTTAGAGAACTTATCTAAACCTATGTTCACCGATCGTGTCAAGGCAATCTCTGAGAAGACTAATGGTAAACTGATCATCAAGGAATATCCTACTGGTCAGGCACATGCGAATCACTTCCGTGCATTATTGAATGAGTTGAAACTCAAGAAGAACTTTGTACCAGATATCGTGTTTATCGATTATCTAAATATTTGTGCATCATCCAGAATGAAAGGTATGGGTGGTTCAATTAACTCTTATTCTTATATCAAGAGTATTGCAGAAGAGTTACGTGGACTTGCAGTAGAGTTCAACGTACCGATCGTATCTGCTACACAGACTACTAGATCTGGTTTCAGTAATGATGATCTAGGTCTGGAGGATACGTCTGAGTCGTTTGGTCTACCAGCTACCGCAGACTTTATGTTTGCATTGATAAGTAATGATGAACTGAATGCCCAAGGTAAGATCATGGTCAAACAGTTGAAGAATAGATATAACGATCCAACCAGTAATCAAAGGTTCATGGTTGGTGTTGACAGATCCAAGATGAAGTTATTTGATTGTGATCAGTCCAGTGAATTAGATGATGACGATCAGGATAAAGGATGGGACGACAAACCTGTATTCGATAACACTTCTAGTGGTAAGAGTATTAGGTCTGAAAACTTTAAAAACTTCAGGATGGAATAATGTATATACCATTTACGGAATTAGAATTGGCATTATCATCGACTGCCTTATTAGCAGGAGCTTATTACTTAGGTCATCATTTAGGATTTAAGACAGGTGCAATTGCCACGGTGGCAGTACTACAAGAACAAGGTTACATTGACATTGAATATGAGGAACCAGAAGATGAAGACACTGATAGAGAAGATTGAACAATGGCACATTGATCGTAATCTGATCGAGGGTGCAACGGATAAAGATCAAGTCTTGAAACTAATACAAGAAGTCGGAGAACTATCCGACAATGTATGTAAGGGTAAGGATGTTGCGGATGATATTGGTGATATCATGGTGGTATTAATTAATATATGTAAACGTAATGGATTGCCCTTGGAACACTGTCTGGAGGTCGCATATGCTGACATCAAGGATAGGAAGGGTAGAATGGTAGATGGAATTTTTGTCAAGGAGACAGATGATGAGTAAAGTAAGTTTGGTTTGTTTGAGTCAACCAAGTGCGGAGACCGATTGTCATACCGCAGAAGAGTTAGTCGCATATGCGGCTCGTGTGAGTAATCCTAGTAATCAAAGTAATAAGAAGACAGCAGGCAAGTTGGTTCGTTATTTGATTAAGGAGAATCACTGGTCACCTCTGGAGATGGTTCATATTACTATGGAGATCACAACAACACGTGATATCTCTAGACAGATTATTCGTCATCGCTCGTTTTCATTTCAAGAGTTTAGTCAACGATACGCAAAGAGTGAAACGTTTACAACAAGAATGGCCCGACTTCAAGATCCGAAGAACCGTCAAAACTCTATTGAGTTAAATGGGATGGATGACTTCGGTAAAGGTGGTAACAAGACTACCAATGAACGTCTGTATGAACAATGGAACATGAAACAACGTGAGTCCATTAATAAGGCGAATGAGGTATATAAATGGGCACTAGATAATGGTATCGCTAAAGAACAGGCACGTGCAGTATTACCAGAAGGTAACACTGAGACGACTTTGTATATGGCAGGATCATTAAGATCGTGGATTCATTACTGTGAATTAAGACGTGGTAACGGAACACAAAAAGAACATATGTTGGTCGCAGATCAATGTTGGGACATTATCGGGACACACTTTCCCGATGTAATTAAAGCTTTAGAGGAGTAAATAATGAGTTATAAAAAAGGTGATGTGGTGTCAGTAATTTCAAGTGCTGGCGAATTCGTAGGTAAGTATAAAGATAGTGGAGCTAGTGCGTTTGTTCTAAGTGATCCTCGTATGGTAATTCAAACCCAAGAGGGTATGGGATTCGCACGTGGTGTTGCGGTGACTGGTGTAGAGAACCCATCTGAAATGTCTTTCTACACTCAAGGTATTGTGTTTGTTACGCAAACAAATGAAGAGGTAACTAAGGCATACCATCAAGCAACTTCAGGTCTTATTGTGTAATGGAAGTTACAATTCGTAATCCAGAATTTATGGCTCGTCTGAATGAAATTTCGGACGAGTTCTTTTCACATAAGGATTACGCAAACGAGAAGTATTGGACATTCAGAAAAAAAGAAGATATCGAAAAGGGAGAATACTTTTGTTCTCAGGAATATCTTGATGAATGTCGTTCTCGTGATAAGTTAGTAGGGCCACCAGATCGATACTTCGGTCAACCTATTGCAGCTATGGTACGTAAGGAACCAGAAGAGTGGGAACCATTCAAACAGAAAGTTAAGTTTGATTTCGCAAAAGAGATTGGCGCTCATACTTCCGCATTGTTGACTTATTATTCGCCAGGCGGTTACGTAGGTTGGCACACCAACTGGGATGCTAATGCGTACCAAGTCTTATTTACTTGGAGTGATGGTAATGGATACTTCCGTTACTGGGACAACAAGAAGAACGAGATCGTTCATATACCAGACGTGAAAGGATGGCAGTGTAGACACTACTACTTTGGATCTCATAAGGAACCAGAGAATTTGTGTTGGCATTCCGCATACGCTGGTGGAGAAAGAATTACTCTCGCATATAAATTTGTAAATAGTGGTGTTGCGAATAATGACACCAAAGACCGACAAGCAAAACTCATGAGAGATATGTTAATCGAAGAAATAGAAAGTGATTGACACAATTACATTTTTGTGGTATAATGGTCTTACTTTAACATGGAGAATATAATGGCTAAAAATGACATTGAATATAAATACAACGAGAAGGAGAATCTTGATGACATATTGGAATACGTTAATAAGACGTACAGTCAGCATTATTCAAAGAACAAATATCAAGCAACTGAGTTCATCATTGACGGCGGGCATGGTATCGGGTTTACTCTTGGTAATATACTCAAGTATACACAACGATATGGTCACAAGAACGGTCACAACCGTGCTGATTTAATGAAGGTTATTCATTACGCCCTAATCGCACTTCATGTGCATGATTTAAACGCAGAGGCTCATAGTAAAAAATAATAGGATTTTAAATGCTTCTGACTACAGGTTGTAGTTTTGTCTGGGGTGATGAACTAAAAGGTTTCGACACCAGTCCCACTACTCATTGGCCAAGTACCTTTACACATTTACTTTCGGAACACTTAGATCTTCCTTGGGAAAACGCTGGATCTTGTGGTGCTAGTAATCACAAGATTTTTCGTGATCTATGTCAGTGGTTCAATGGTAAAGACTACTCTTTCTCAAAACGACTTCGTCAAAATAAAATAGCAACACCAGAAACCGTCACTCACATGGTAGTACTATGGTCAGCATGGCAAAGAGATGAAGTACCAGTTGCGGTTCATCCATCTGTTGAAGATGAACACAACATTCAACGTTTTGACAACGTAACTCAATATTCGCCACATAGAATTGGTACAATAGGTTATCTTCCAACGGACATGAAACAGGTCACCAGTGATTATTTTCATATTCATTCTGATCACAGAAAGGATGTCATGCAGAATTTACCGTATTGGTTGGCAGTACAACAGATGGCAAAAGCTCACAATATTAAACTCATCCAAGGGTGTTTCCATGATGTTATGTGGAGAGAGATTTGTGAAATAATGGCTGATAAAGAACCATTATTAAAAGAGTATAGAACAATGATTGGAGATATGCTTGGGCAGTTAGATAGATCAGGTCGTATCGGTTTAGGTAGATTTAAAACACTTCACGGTCTTGTGTTACAGTCTGATCCAAAAGAAGGATTAAATCTTTATCCACATGGACACCCCAACGAAAAAACACAGGTAGTTTTCGCAGAGCAATTAAAAAACATTTTCAAGGAATGTTACGATGGATAAACTGTTAGATGCAGCTTATAATGGCGTAGTGAAGGTCACATTTACACACTACAGAACTGGTGAAGAACTCACCGCAAACTTAACATTGAAAGCAACACCAACTTTTATTAAACAACGCAACGACAGTTCATGTCTTGCGTTTTATGATATTGATGATACACGATGGCAGTCTATTGATGTTAGCACTATTACAAATTGGGAAATAGTTAATGGAACAAGTGGATAGGTTTGATTTAGAACAAAAGATAATGAAGTGTTGGATGGTCACCGATGACTTAGATGAGATCACCAAGTACTTTATAGATGACGAGAAGTTTCAAGACAGATGTGGTGATGCGGAGTATCAAGACGAATTAATGAACAAATACTTCGGTCTCAAAGAACTTTATGAGGTAAAATTCCAGAGTTTATGGGACACATTTGAAAAATTAATAGAATCTGGTCAACTAAAATAAACAATCCTTATAAATACCTACATAATCTCTGATTTGAAGGTATGAAATATGGATGCACTATTTAACCTACTCGAAGTAGGTTTTCCTATCGTCTCGGCACTCGCTGGGGGTTTTTTCGTATTCCTTACACTCAGGTTTATTCTTGACGGTGCATTGTCCGATATTAAAACACAACGTGGTTTTGTGAAAGGACTCGATGACCGAATCAAGACGATGAATAACGAATTGGTGAGAATCGATTCAATGATTAACCATGTCTTTAATCTGAAACCAGATTTAGACAGGCTGTCTAGAAGTGACGGACAGAAAGATGCACGTAAAGATTGATGCCAGATATTGATGTAGTTGACTTAATTAACACATACGGATTTCCCATAATCGCAAGTATTGGATTAGGGTACTTCATCTATTACGTGTGGAAATGGGTAACGGATCAGGTAGATCCAGTTATCGAAGATTCACACTTGACTTTGATAAAGTTGATCGATCGTGTGAGAATGTTAGATAATGATCTGATACGATTGAAGACTAAATTGGATATGCTTATACAACAACAGGATAAACGAAATGAAATTGAATATATTACTGACAACGATTATATTGATCCTTCCGATAACAGCGAAGGGTGATATAGTACACGGTTTTAAAAACCCAAGTTTTAGTGGGATAGGTACTGGTTCACATTATCTTACGATTGAGAATCAGGAACATTCTAGGAAGAAGGCGATTAAGGATGCTCTGGAGGCAGCTGAGAAGGCAGCTCAAAGAGAGGCGGAGAACACAACCCTCGCCAAATTTATTCGTAACCTAGAGAGTAGAATATACGCACAGTTGTCAAAACAACTAGTAGACAACATGTTTAGTAACGACAATGCAGTGACATTTGGATCTTTCGTATTGGAAGGTTCTATGGTTAGTTACGAAGTACTCACCAACGAGAATGGAGAAGAGTACATTAAGATGCGTATCGTTGATGAGAACGGTACGGAAACTATTATTGAGATTCCAATCGGTACAGGTAATTTCGGATCTGACGGTGGTGACGGTGGTGATGGTACGTAATTTGCATATACTGTTAGTATCTGTCATTTTTATGACAGGTTGCGCTCAGATGCCACAGTGGTCAGAATTACCTAATGACGACCATTGTATATCTGGTAAAGATTACATATGGGATAAGTTTAAGGAGAAGAACTACTTATGTGTGGAGAGTCCAGAAGTAGTAAGGATGCCTTCATACGTACAGTTATTACAAGTTCCGCCTGCAAAAAGTATGCCTGTTGTAGCAGTCTATGATTTTCAAGACAAGACTGGTCAACGTAAGGCACGAGATGGTATCGCAGATTTTAGTACTGCGGTATCACAAGGTGGAACAGAGTTGTTAATCGATGCACTCAAAACTGCGGGCAAAGGTACGTGGTTTAGAGTTGTCGAAAGACAGGGTATAGACAATCTGGTTAGAGAACGACAGATAGTGCGTAGTACCCGACAAGAGTATGCTGACGATAAGTCTCAGGGATTAGGCCCTTTACTATTTGCTGGGATGATTATCGAAGGTGGAATTATTGGTTATGATACCAATATCCAGACAGGAGGTCGAGGGGCAAGAACATTAGGAATTGGGTTTACTAGGCAGTATAGACAAGATGTTGTTACTGTTTCTATCAGAGCGGTCTCCGTTTTGACAGGTGAGGTATTATTGAATGTCCAAACCAAAAAGACAGTTTTGTCTTATGGTAGTGGGGGTGACGTGTTCAGGTTTCATGAACAAGGAACCCAACTAATTGAGTATGAAGACGGAGTGGGTAATAATGAGAATGTGACGTATGCGGTACGAACGGCAATTGAGGCGGGAGTACTGGAATTAATATACCAAGGGCACGATAGAGGTCTTTGGAAAGTAAGTGATGGCCATCGTCATCCCCATCTGAGTGATGGAACAAACGATGCTCATCTAATAGGAGAAAAAGAAGAAAATGAATAAGTACTTTAAAGGAATACTTGCAAGTGTATTTGTTATGTCAAGTTTTGCTTGGGCAGGTGCTTCAGACGACAACGAGATTAATATTGATCAGTCAGGTGACACTCTGACTCTTTATATTGATCAGGTCGGTTATGGTAACAAAATTGGTCTTGACGACTTTTCGTCATCATCAAGTGCGACACCAATAACTGGTTCATCGTTGACATTTAATATTGATCAACTAGGTAACGAAAACTTATTGTTTGGATCATTGACTGCTGACCAGTCAACCTACAATTTGTTGTTTACTGGTGATGCTAACTCATGGGATTGGAACATAGGTCAAACTGGTTCTGCTGACTCTACAACTATTGATGTAGATATAACAGGGGATTCGAACACTATGAACTTTGACCAAGGTGCAGTTGCATCAGCAGAAAGACTGGATTTGGATCTTACAGTATTGGGTTCAAGTAATGTCTTTGATGTTGACGTTGAAACCGATGATGTTACTTGGAACTGGGATTTAACTGGTTCATCAAATAACGTTAACACTCTTCAGAATGACGGTTTTTATCAAGAACTAACCGTTACTTATGATGGAGATGGTGGTGATATCGATATTAATCAGATCAGTGGGACATGTCCTACAGGAATATCATCTTGTAAAGGTATCATAACTTTAGATGTAACGTCTGACAATGCTACAATACAGATCAATCAGAAAGATACTTCTAACGATAGTTAGCGCAATATTTGCTATAGGATCTGTTACGGCAGACACTATTGGAGGTATTGTAGAATCGAAAGGAATCGGTTCTCTGCTACGAGAGAGGGATGTCATTGAGTCAGAAGTTGGTGTACCGATTGAATTAAACGACACCGCCCAGACTGCACAAGGGCGAATGTTGATTAAGTTCAAAGATGAGGCTGAGTTAAGCCTCATTGAACACACCAAAGTCTTTATTGATAAGATCTATTATGATCCAGATCCGAGTAAGTCCAAGATAGTCATGAAGATGGCACTTGGAACTGCTCGGTTTGCATCTGGACGATTAGGCATGGTCGATAAGAAGAATATCGACATAACAACACCAACCGCTACCATTGCGGTTCGTGGAACAGATTTCACGACTACCATTGATGAACTTGGTAGGACGTTAGTAATATTATTACCAGATGATAATGGTGATCCATCTGGAGAAATAGTAGTATCGAATGAGGCGGGTGAAGTTACACTCACTCAGGCGTATGCTTCTACGGTGGTATCAAGTTTAAATACACCACCAACTGAAACTGTAGTAATACAGGACATAACACCAGACACGATCGACAACATGTTTATTGTTTCGCCTCCAAAGGAAGTTGAACAACACATGGGAGGACAAGTCGATGATGATGGTGGTACAGATTTAGGTGCATTGGATGTTGACTTTCTAGAGTTTGATGAACTAGATAAGACATTCGATGACTATGTTGGGGAAGACACCTTTACTAGATTAGACTACGATGCCCTTGATGGGAACTTCTTGGTAGATCTACTAGACGAAGTAGAGGAGTTAGTCCGAACAATGCAACAATTAGAAGATGTCCAAGAAGGACAGGCTTCGGGGAAAATCAGACTAAGGGGTGCTGTCTGGGGTAAGAACAACGACAGTCAATATAATATTTTTGAGGAAGACAATGGAATTGTTTTCTATCGTGACGTAAACGGAGTTATTGCCTTAAACTTTTTATCTGGAGGTAGTATAACCCTAGATACAGAAGTAGACGGTTATAGAGGTACGATAACCGCAGACGGTGGAGAGGACATAGTAGTAGTTATTAGACAGGTTAATTAATATGAGTAAATTCGAACGTAATTTTTGGGACGGAATAACACTTATCTTTGTGTGTTTCCTTTGTTTCGTTTCTTTCAAAACTTCCGCAGACAACGAGATTTCGTTGGAACAATCAGGTACAAACTTTAGTCTAGGTATAGAACAGGTAGGTTCACACAACGTCATACAGATGTTGAGTAGTGATTCATACAACACGACAACCCACAGCGGATTTCTATTCATCCAATACAACGAAGATACTTCTTCTGACAACAAGATTACATTAGACGAGGTTACTGGTACTGGGAATGGTGTAAAGATCTGTCAAGGATGTGCATTCGATTATCCAGAGAGTTATACCAATCACGACTACTGGTACGATAACTGGGAAGGTGGTGGTCACACTGTTGATCTAACTATGTACGGAGACAATAACGGTGTCTCTATTCAACAAACAAATCAAGGTAGTTCGGACGGTCATTCGGTGGATCTACACTTAGCTGGTGACGATAACGAAGTCACTACAATTCAACAACACGATGGTGCTAAGAACATAGACCTTACAATCTACAATGACGAGAACGATGTGTACATTCGTCAGAAAGGTTCGGGATCGACACACAATGCTAATATTACCCTTGATGGTACATATGGCACTGACCTAACACTAAAACAATTTAATTCAACCGCATCCTACACATTGCAACAAAATTGCTTGACAGTGGGTGGATGTTCTGTTACAATAACACAACAATGAGTGATATAAACATTCATATAGAAGGGACTTGTCCCGAAGAGTTCGCAGTCTGTATGACCAATGACGAGTGGGCGGATTTCATTACCGAGTATGAATTAGAACTGGGTGATGAACTGTCTGCTATGGAGATGGGTGATGCAGAAGCAGTTGCAAACTTTACGTGGGAGATTCTTTTTCTATCACCTTGGGAGTTGGCTTACATTGCACTACCTATGAGTGTACTTGCATTCTATGGACTGAGCATCTACGCAGTATTTAAGTGGTTGCAAAAGAAGTTTAGTTAATGACCAAGTGGTGGAGTGTTTTACCAGTTATTGTACTGTTTGCGTTTCTAAAGATCACGCAGACAGATATTGTGAAGACCGTGCAATTCGGTTACTACGATCAGTTACAAAATAGTCAAGAGATCATATCTGTTGATGATATTGTACTGGTAAACATTGATGAAAGAGCCATTGAAAAGGAGGGACAATACCCTTGGCCAAGACAGACCATCGCAAAATATATAAACTCAGCACCAAACAATACTCTACTTGTATCGACAATAATCTGGTCAGAACCCGACCGATTTGTGGGGGATCAGGAACTATCAAACTCGATCGCCCAAAAACCAGTAATCTTAGCATCCGCACCTACTCGCCAAACTACTACAGTTGATCTAGGAATATATGCTAATGTATCTACTTTCGGTAAACCAGTAAACTCACTTATCGACTACAGTGGATTACTAACACCACTTCCAGAACTTGCACAGATGAGTATGGGAGTAGGAGCAGTATCCGCTGAAGTCGATCAACCTACAGGTGTTCTAAGACGAGTACCTCTCATGGTAGGAATCAACGGATCACCTTATCCATCTCTTGGACTAGATGCGGTACGTGTCTGGATAGGTGAACCATCCTACACCGTTAAGTACAATCCTCTTGGTGTAGAATGGATAAGATTGGGAAAACAGGATCCTTTAATCACAGAACCCTCTTCAGAGCTGCCAGTTGCGTTCTGGCACGAGTTTGCTTCACAGTCTATACTAGAACCTATACCCGAAGGTAAGATAGCAATTCTTGGTGTAACTGCCGAAGGATATTCTAATCCAGTCGCAACCCCAAAGGGTGCAGTGTATCCCCATGAAGTTCAAGGTCATCAAATTCAGACCGTTCTTTCAGGAGTTCAAATACTGAAACCCGACTGGACTGTAATAGTCGAGTTGCTTGTTCTGGTCGGCATATGTCTAGGTATCCTTGTAGCGGTCTATAAGTTGCCCACAATTCTTGGGGTGATTGTTTCGATAGGTTTTCTCGTATTCCCATTGTGTGTGTCGATCTACGTTTGGAACGATAGGTTTTTGTTCCTCGATGGCGTCTGGACATCTTTGGCTGGTATCCTCGTATTTGGTCAGTCAAGTTTTAATCAGTATTATACCACATATAAACTGAAAGAACAAGTAAAAAAACAATTCGGTACATATTTATCTCCAGACATGGTCTATATGTTGCAGAAGGATCCGTCACTTCTGAAACTCGGTGGTGAACGCAAGGAGATGTCGTTCTTATTTATGGATATCTGTGGTTTCACTCCGATCTCTGAACACTACAAAAACAACGATGATCCAGAGGGACTGGTTGAACTGATCAACGAGTTCCTAGATGCCATGACGAAAATAATTCTCAATAATAACGGAACCATTGATAAATACATGGGAGATTGTATCATGGCGTTCTGGAACGCTCCAGTACCTTGTGAGAATCATGCAGAGATGGCCGTCAAATCCGCACAGGAAATAGAAGAGAAAACAGATGAACTTAGACGAAAATATAAAGAACAGGGTTTACCCCCCATCAATGTCGGTACTGGCATCAATACAGGTGATTGCATTGTTGGTAATATGGGTAGTGAGTCAAGGTTTGACTATTCTGTCATCGGAGACGCCGTCAATCTCGCAGCCAGACTCGAAGCAACTGCCGCCCGTGGAGACTACAAAGACTACCCAACCATCTACTCCAGTTATACAATGGAACAACTTACCGACACTGCATCGAGACATATAGGTCAGATCAAAGTCAAGGGTAAAGAAGAACTCATTGATATCTACACTTTCTTGAAATAATTTTAAGAAAACGCTTGACAAACTTGTTTTAAATATGATATAATTACTTCGTAATCATGGGAATGAACCTGTGGTTCTTTGAGAGGAAATATATTATGAGTTGTAATTATAAAGAACAAATGCTCGAGATGCTTTATGAAGAAGCGCTAGAGATGGGAATGGACGATGAACAAGCGGCCAATTACGCAGAAATGCAGTTTGAATTGAGGAGTGCATAAGATGAGTTTTCAAGATAACGT